TTTACCAGCGGGTGACCAACACGGCTGCTGGAGGAGTTGTTACCAAACAGAGTGGTGCCGTCACCACCAAGGTAGCCACCGTTGAAGCCTTGGTTAAGGATAGCTGCACCTTTGACTTGCTTCGTGTAGGCCATGGCGCGAGCCAGAGCTTTCGTGTAGCGAGCCGACAGGCTGTCGTACAGGTTATCTTCAACCGCTTCTTCGGTAATGGCAAAGCCAAGAGCGATGGTTTCGTGCGTATAGCGCGCAGTCCATGCTTCCTGAGCATTGTCATAGGCGATAGCTGCGCCTTCACTCTTAACCGGCGCTGCGCCGAAACCTGCGAGCTTCGTCTCTTCTTCAAACGAACGCTCAGAAGTCTCTACGTCGTAGATTTCCTTGTGCTCCTCGCCGTAGCGGGAGTACTCCATGCCAAACAGCGCGTTAAGACCGGGAAGAAGCTCTTTAAGGAGCTGGGAACGTGAAATAGCCATTGTTCGTTACTCCTTATACGCCGAGCGGGTTGAGGTAGGAATGAACACCGTGGTTGAACTTAACCAGAACTTCTGGGTAAGTATCGTCCGGGGTGATGATGTCCACAATCCGCATAGCCAGCGTAGTGGTCGATGCGCAAGAGGCCCAGTTAGTACCAGTATCAAGCGCCGTAGCTGACAGACCGGTGGTTGCGCTACCCGTGAAGGTGCTCAATGCAGCGTTTTGACCGATTGCACCGCGAACGCCGTTGGTCTTGGAACCAATAACCGTCGCAGCTTGGATCGAGTAAAGCTGATCGGGATCGTCGCAAACCCGGATGTAGATATCACGATAGCCCGCAGTGTACGCGCCGGAAGGCAGGTACTGGCCGAAAACCGTGTACTTCAGAGTCGGGTCGGTGTAACGAAGACCTACGCATACACCCAGAATACCCGCCGTACCGTCAGAGGCGGTAGCCGTGTACTTCGGAGCTACAGGGGTAGCCGTGATTGCAGTGGGAACACCGTTGGTGTTCATGTAAATGACAGAACCCGTGTAGTACGCCGCAGCTACGTTGCTGGGGAGGAGGTACTCACGAATAGTGCCACCGTTAAAGGACTGTCCACCGATCAAATTGACCGGCTTCAAGCCAAAAGGCGATACAGTTGAAGCCATGAAGGATTCTCCGATTAAGTTCCGTTACCAAATCCGGTCCCGCGAGACGTTGACGTTTTACGGTCAGAGAAAAGCGGCATACGCGGATCATTATTACGCATGAAATGATTATCTACCGAGTCCATCTGCCCTTGTGCTTGAATTGCGTAGTATTCATCGCGGGCTTTAATCAACTCAGTCGGTGCCTTACACAACATCAGGCCACCAATTTCTACGTTTCCGGTAGTAGCGTTCCCAAAGAGCATAAGCTCCGGGTGATCTACTGCCTTCACGGGTACCCATCCATCACGCATTTTGCGTGATACGTTCGAGGGATCTGCCTGCCCAAGAATATGGGTAGCAACCCAGCGATAACCGTACCCCGGTTCAGGGGTGGGGTCGGGGAGCGTACTCGGCGGTGTATACACCATACGAGCAGGCCGCTTTTCGCGTGATTCTAGTTCACGAGCCATCCGGGATTGTTCAGCCATTGCTTCTCTCCATTTTTGCCACTGCTTCAGCATATTGCTGCGGAGTTAAACCTAAACGCTTCGCCAGAGTAATCTGGGACGTATTCAGTCTAATTTTTTTAGCCCCCGTGGAACGCGTCCCCGGTGCCACTACCGTCGCAGGCCTTTTGGAGCCATCACCAGACGGCGATCTTCCCCCCGAGTCTCCAAAGAAGTCCCGGAAAGTAGATTTCAAGCGGACATTTATTTGTCCGAAATACTCATCAGAGCGAGGGTCTACCCCCGAATTTACTAGCTTTTGATGCAGCCCTAGTGCGTAGCTGGTCATATCCTCGTAGCCCGGTGTCCCGAACCACTGATTCTGAGCTTGCCACCGCATAGTCTTTTCATCGACTTCTGGGGCTTTCGGCTCTTCATATTGCATATCTACAGGATAATCATCTACCTGTAAAGATATAGGATTAAAATTTCTTGCTGACTGAGCACTAAGTTGTGCATTCGTTAGCGATTGCTGCGCTTCAAGCATCGCATCAGTATCGCCAAGCTCATACGCTTCTTTGTACTTCTTCTTCGCCATTTCCAAAGAAGTTTCAGCGGCTGTACGTGCGGTCTCTGCAAACTGCTGGCTACCAGTATTAACAACGTCCTTGAGTTGGCGGTTCTCGTGTATTAACTGCTGAGTGAAGCGTTCAAGCTCCGCTTTCTCCCGAAGAGTAGATTCTTTTGCCCGCCGCTCGTCATGTCGAGCGTGAGTAAGTTCCTTGATACGCTTTTTAACCCCATCAGAGTACGAATCAAGTTCGTCATCCGAGGGCTCGTCTACAGGGCGATTGAGCGGCTTTCGTCCACGATCCTGTTCAGGGGTATCGTCAACAATCTCCAACTCAAACTCTTCCCCATCTACGCTAGAAGCGTCCAAATCTTCATCTGGAAACTTATAATCATCAGCCATACATTACTCCATGCGCCATAGGCGAGTTGTTAATCAAATAGCAACGCGGGTGATACCGCGAGGATCGAGAACTACGGCTTCTACCTGATCGTCATTGATGACCCGGAATTCTTTCCCGTAGATCTTGAAGCGCGTACCGGTGTAGTTACGGACCAGTACGAAATCGCCTACCTTGCACCACGCACCGGTAGGGAATTTATTCTCGTCTTTATAAGCATCCGCACCCATCTTGAGTACGAACAATATAGACGTAGCATGTTCTTCGGCTCGCATAGCAGTAGTCGCTTTAAGCAGCGACGTACCATCGAACTTCTCAGAAACATCCGGCACGACACACAGCAATTTCCAACCCGTAGGGTCAGGCAGCATAGTCGCTCGTTGATCGCCATTCTCCGCATCGTCAGGCGTATCACGCTCTTCGATTGGCTTAGGCATAGTGACGCCAGCAGGCAAGATAAACTCAGTCATCGTCTTTCTCCAGTTTTTCAAGCAGGTCCATAATGTGTCGCTCTGCTAACGCTAGGCCCTGAATCACGCCACAGAGTTGTTTATACGCTTCATAAGACTGACACCGACCGGTAGCGGTATCGTCTGCAAAGTTGTTCATATCAGTACGTATTTTTTCGCGCAATACGCGTGCGAAATCTCTGACCATACATCAATCCTCTTCTGGTGTTTCCTCTTCTTTAGCAGGGGGTTTCTTGCCTTTTTCAGGCGTCCCTGATTCTTTCTGCATCCGGCTGTTCTCCATCCCGAGACGCAGCCCTTCCTTAGTCTGATTAGCGTCCTCGCGGTCTTTATCAAGCCCCATCCGCATACCTTCGCGGGTGGAGTCGTATTCCGCTTTGTCCTCGTCTTTCTTGGTCTGGATGCCCATCCGCAGCCCTTCTCTAAGCTGGTTGGTCTCCATCTCGTCCTTCTTCAACTGGAGCGTAGCCATGGTCTTCTCGTACTCATGCTCCATCTGATCCCGACGGATCTGCATCTCCTGCTCCATCTGCTCTCGGCGCAACTGGAGGTCTTGCTCTTTCTGTTGCTTCTCAGCCTCGTTCTTCTGCTGCTGCATCTGCACTTCTTGCTGCCGGATCTTGAGTTCTTCCTGCTGCATCTGAACGACGGGATCTTGCTGCTGCTGCTGGGCCTGAGCCTGCTGTGCTTGCTGCTGCGACTCCTCCAACTGCTGCTTCCCGGCCTGCGCCATCATGGACGAAAGAGTACTCTCAACTTCAGCGGGCAATTCTTCATCCGGCGGCGGAAGCTGCAAGCCAAGCTGCGACTCAATCTGCTGGCGGTACTCAAACGCAACGTGTTCCGTGATGTGATCCTGCAATGCGCCCATAATCTGCTGCGCCCGTGGGTTCTGCCCAATTTTCTGTTGGATAGACGGGTCTTGCATCATGGCGTTGTGCACGGCGATGTGAGCCGTGTGGTCTTGATGAATAAACGCTTTGACCGGCTCCCCACCCAATGCCCGCGCATTTTCAGTCACGGGGTCCATTGGCTTCATGTCGTCTTTCAACGGGATAAGTTTCGCTGCATTCTTAATCCCCAAGACGTTCAACATTCCCCGGTGAAGCTCAGGGAGGTCATAGATATCCGGTGCCATCTGAGCCATCTGAATGACAGCCTGATACTGCACGATCCGCTGGGCCATAGTCGCCGCGTTGGGGTCAGATACCGGCAGTACATCTACGTGCTCATAGTCGGATTTCTTAGCCTTCGGCGTACCCGTTTCCGGCTCGTAACCATAAGAGTCACTCGTATAGTCCCGGATGATCTCTGCGAGGAGTTTTAACTCCTGCTTCATCGTGAAGTGGATTCTCGCCTGAACAGCGGACAGTGGCTTTAGCTGTCGCTCAAGAATGGCAAGCGTCGTACCGACCGGGGCCTGTGACCCCATGTCGCTTACTTTCACATCTGCCGTGGAGGCGAACCGCCGACCATCCTCGATGATATTGCCTAGCAACTGAAGCAGGGTCTGGCTAGGCTCCTTATAAGGAAGGGGCAGGATACTGTCCCGGATAGTCCCAGAGCCTACGTCCACATCCCGGAACTCACCGGGGGAGATGGGTGTGTCATCCCCCTTGATCCGCAAGCTCCGCGACTTCAGTCCACCGGGCAGGTTAGACAGGGTGCCTGCATCTACAAGTTGACGGGTCAACGATGTAGCTGATTTAGCAAAGTTGCCAATCAGGTGAAACAGGCCGAAGCCATACGACCCGAAGCCGGGGATGTACTGGTAGTGGACGAAGTGCTGACGCTTCAGTCGGAGATCATCTTCTTCCCGCCAGTTACGGCGGATAGACAGTACGTCGTTTGATCCCTTTATAATAGTTACTACATAGGGAAGCGCTATCTCATCATCATCGTCCCCCGCGAGGTTCAAGTCAGCATGAGCCTCATACAGCGTGTAACGATCATCGTGGATGTCGCTAAACCCCGTCTCGCTGTCCTTTGCCTTCTTTATATCACTGCGGGTCTTGTCAGGGTCGGGCAAGTCAATGTCCCGGTAGAACCCCGCCTTCTGTAGCTTCTTGATCTCGTTCTTGGTCTTGCGCATCACATGCGTGACGCGATAGCACATATAGATGTCAGACACGCCGTAGGGCAGTACTACGTCTTCCGCTGGTATGAACACAGCGATCTGTCGCCCGATACTCGGGTCGTAGTAGACTTTCTTGAACGCGGAGCCCGTTGCGGGCAGGTTCCACAGCATCTTCTCATGCTCCGGGCGGTACTCGATCATCCGCTCCGTAAGCTGATAGTTCATGTCCTCTTTGACCCGCTCAGCAGACTCCAGTTTGTCTGGTGTCTCCTTGCCGATAATCTTGGTCAGTACAGGCCCTGTCGAGGGGAATGTCTCCATGATTGTCTCGGCTTGGAACCGGACAACTGCCTCGGTAATCATCGGGTGTACCACCCCACACGCGCCGCTCCACGGCTCCATGCGCTCCTCATACTTGAGGCCCATCAGCTTCAAGCCTTCTACGTATGTCTCCTCCCAGTCTTTGCGGCTGGCAAGGTCGTTCTCAATATCTCCAGCCAACTCCTCAGCCATCGACATAAGTGCCGACTCGTCCATCGTCTCGGCTAGGTTATCGCTGAACTCACCCTCTTCGTCTTGTCCGGGCTCGATCTCGATCTCCATGCCATCGTCGTCTATCTGTATACCTTTAGGTCCTTCGATCTCGATCTCTATCGCAGGGCCTACCCCGCCAAGCAATTCTGCAAGGCCAGATGGGGCACGGTTCAATACTTTGTCGATGCTCATTACCGTTTCCTCAAGCTGGCGGTGTTCTTCGCCGGATTGTACTTGTAAGCCTTTACGGGTTTCCCGGAGCTTCTTGAACTCCTGTCTTTCGCCCGCTCTTCTGCTGTCATTTTGTCTCGGGCACTGCCCTCTGCTGTCAGCGTACCATCTTCGCGCATATGACCGCGTTGAATCAGGATCTTCTTAGCCATCTCTCCATCACCGCCTACTTGGGCAGTGAGACGTTTCAACAGGCTATTTCTCCCCATGTGTTCTTGAGTAGCCATCAATAATACGCTGCCTTTCGCGGAGCATACTGATACGGTAAGTCTACCTCATCTGACGGTAGTGTTATAAACCCACCTTGTCTAAATCTCATAAGTGCAAGAGTCGTGGAGTCCACCAAGTCATCGTTGCGTCCAGCCGGGAAGTCGTTGCACTCCTCCATAACCTCCCGTGCCCACCGCCTGTCCGGTGCCCACACTATCCCGGAGGAAAACAGGTCAGACACAGCATTAACCCTGCTTACTTTGTCCTGCCCCTTGCCGGGGGTAAACTCTCCCAGTGGTATACCCATCCGCCGCATCTCTTGATACAACGCTGCACCGTTAGACTTCTTCTCCACGATAAAGGCGTCTGGCTCCCACTCCTTATACTCCTCAAGGACCATTGCCTTTAACTCTGGGAACTCCAACCGCTTCTTTATAGCATTTAAAAGAATAATGTTGTGGTTATTAGTCTCTTCATTAAAGAAGATACCCCACGTTGTGAGCGCGTTGTAATCCGCCCGGTTATTGGTCTCTTGGGCTGCGTCCAAGGCCATGATGATGAACTCGCACTTGGGCGGGTCTTCTTTTTCCCATATCTGCCACCACTCCCTCTTTATCAGCGCTCCCTGCTCAGAGGTGGGCTGCTGCATATACTGGGCCTGCCAGTACCGGGGGTCCATACCGGCCTTCTTAGCCAGCAGTTCCTCAAGGGGCCAGAAGTCAGGCCACAGGGGTTTATCGTTCAGAATGGCAGGGAATTCAACGACTTCCCACTCGTCCGCGTCATTGTTCCGCGTCATGTGGTCAATGATCTGCCCGGTCAAATCCATCTTCGACCATCGAGTCATTACGACGATGATGGCACCCCCGGGCATCAGTCGCTGAAGGGGGCCTGACTGGAACCACTCCCATGCTGGCTCGAATACGTGTGGTGTTCCCTGCTTGGCTTCCTGTTCTGAATGAGGATCATCAATGATAAATAGATCAGCACCACGACCGGCAAGAGCACCACCAACACCGATAGCAAAATACTCTCCATTAAAGTTAGTACCCCACCTAGAAGCAGACTTAGAGTCGCTTTGTAGTTCCACTTGGGGGAATACATCATTATAAAGATCCGAACTTACCAAGTTTCTTACCCGCCTACCGAAGTTAACGGCTAGGTCGGCAGTGTGCGAGGCCATGATGACCTTCTTCTGGGGGAACTTTCCCAGAAACCATGCGGGGGCGAGGTACGATATAAGCTCTGACTTACCATGGCGGGGGGCGATGTTAACAATCACCCGCTTTTTCTTACCCGCAGCGATGTCTTCAAAGATTTTGGCAAGGCGTTTGTGGTGTGGACCCACCATATAGCCGGGGTATACGTGCTGTATGAAGTCTAAAAACGATTCTTTGCCCTTTGCCTGTGTAACTTGCGTCTGATACTGCTTTAAAAGCTCCGCAACACGGCGTTTTTCCCTATCTGGAAGGGTAGGTAGTGCGGTTTTTAGCTTTATGATGTCTGAATTTGACAGTTTAGGGCTAGTTTGTGAGGACATCAGGCGTTTTCTGACTCATCTTCAACGGTTTCAGGGTCAATTGTATACTCTATCCCGTTGAGGATAGTCAGAAGTTCCTTTTCTACCTCTTCGATGGGCATGATCTTGTGCGTTATCTCACTACGCTTCTTGAATACGTCGATACCGTCTACCTCCCCGAGCTTTGTCAGGGCGGATATGCGATCTTTCGGCAGAGTTGCGTGTTCTATTTCGTATACCAGCTTGTTAACCACATACATTTTAAGCTCAGATAGCTCGTCAACGATCATGCAGTTACTTTGGGCAACCATCCCCGCCAAGTACGCCATCACTTCATTGGGGTACTTATTATAATTGGGCCGCACCTTTGGGTTTGTCATCATCTCCCGGGCCAAAACCGTAGCCTGCTCCTTATCGTCTTCGCTGGGGACGAGGGGCTTACCCGTCAGATCAGATAGCAACTTAATCGTTCTAACCCGCATAGCTAACTCTTCACTAGATGTAAGTTCTAGTAAGGCATCGGCTGCGCGTGCGGGGAGGGGGATGTTGTCTTCGATATCAGGTAAGAGCATATCCATAGTGCAAATATACAATAGGCCGTCAAGAATTACAGAATTTTTTTGTAGTACTAAAAATAAAGGCGGGACTCCAAAAAAGCAACGGGGGGGGTGTTTCTATATAGATAGAAGGAAGAAGGTGTGGGGGGAAATTTGTAAATGCAGGGTTTTTTAAAAATACGAGATCGTTTAAGAGTTCTCAAGTGTAACGGCGCGGACGGGACTCCTTCGCTGCATTCGGGGGGTCGGGGTACGGTGGGGTCCGGCGCGGTCAAACTTGACGTATGCGGTGACGACGACCATAGTTCACTCATCGGCTAGCGCATCGTTACCGGTAAACCGCTGACCATTAGGTAGTCTAATGGCGGCAACACTAGTGGAGTTCAGTCATCATGAGCAAGCAAGTATCAGTATCAGCAGCATTCATCGTATCCGACTATGCCAGCGCCGCAGCAGCGGTATCCGCTGGGCGACGTATGATCGGGACCGTTCTCGCCTTCCTTGAACAGGAAGGCGCATTCTCCGACGATAAAGAGAAGGCCGCGAAAGCGGCAGCGGCGTACAAGGCCGCGAGACTCCCGTATATCGCCCGAGACCGTGACGAGCGCAGCGCAGCGCTCAATCCTGAGTATGCTAGCAACCATATACAGATTGCTATCGGGCGTGGCCAAGTAGCTTTGCGGTCTCTTGCGCTCGACTCGGCAATGGTGCGGGCGCTGCCCGCAAATGATCCTCTGAAGACGGAGAGGGCCGCAGTGCAGAATTGCGCAAGGGTTGATTGGAAATGGGTTCAGGACCAATGGGCCTTGCGTTGCAAGGCTGCGTCTGCTGATTCGGGCGATGCCCAAGCGGGCAAGTCTGAAAAGGATTTGCCCGCCACATTCGCAGACTTCGCTAAGAGCGCGACGAGCCGGAACTCGCGGGGCCTATGGATCGACGCGGGCTCGATGAGCCTATACCTTGAGAAATGCCGTAAAGGTCTTGAGGAATTGCTGGAAGGTCGGGCGAAAGTCTGACCCACGACCTGACCCACGCGGGGCGAGCCGAAAGGTTCGCCCCTTTTTTTGGCCTCGAAAAACGAAACCAGTGCTTCGCGTGCGCGGGTGTGT